CGACGGACTTTGACACGTTCTGGGCAGCGTACCCGCGCAAGGTCGGAAAGATAGCCGGGAAGAAAGCCTTCGACAAGGCGATACGACTCACCAACCTAGAGCAGCTTCTTACAGGCATCGAACTCTTGAAGCGCGAAACGCAAGGCAAAGAAATCGAGTTCATACCGCATCCCGCTTCTTGGCTTAGTGCCGGGCGCTGGGATGACGAGCCATCATCTAAACCCGCGGCTAACAGCCCATGGTCAAAGGACTTCTACAAATGAGCAAACCCTACTATCGGGACGATCACGTGAAATTGCTGCACGGGGACGCTTTACATATAGGACAGACACTCCCCACTGAATCCGTAGATTGCATCGTCACCAGCCCGCCTTACTACGGACTCCGGGACTACGGCAAGATCGGGCAGTACGGCTTGGAAGAAACACCCGACGAATACGTAGCAACCATGCGAACCCTGTTTAGCGAGATGCGCCGAGTCCTGGCCAGCGACGGCACCCTTTGGCTAAACATAGGCGACGGGTACAGCAGCGCCAAGTCAGGGCAAGTATCTACGGCAGTGGACGGCGGAACGCTAACGACAGTGAAGCGGCGACCTGTTTCCGGCCTTCCGCCAAAGAACCTTTTAGGAATCCCGTGGCGGGTAGCTTTCGCCCTACAAGCTGACGGGTGGATTCTGCGCAACGCGATTGTGTGGAACAAAACCAACGCGATGCCAGAGAGCGTAACCAGCAGGTTCCGGTGCCGACACGAAATGATCTTTATGTTCGCGAAGTCGCAGCGGCATCACTTTGACTTGGACGCCGTACGGATGCCTTCTACGCGGAGTAAGAACCCCATTGGCACTAACCCGGGCGACGTCTGGGACATTGCAACCCAGCCTTTCAAAGCCGCGCACTTCGCAGTTTTCCCGCAGGAGATAGCGCGTCGGGCGATCCGTGCTGGATGCAAGCCGGGCGGGACCGTCCTGGACCCATTCAGCGGCTCCGGGACCACAGGCATGGTCGCACGCAACGAGGGACGCCGATACATCGGCATCGACATCAGCTCGGAATACCTAGACCTATCACTGGAAACCCGGTTCAACCTTGGAGGTGCAGCATGACCGATCCGCATTTCCCAGAACCTCGGCCGTGCGGGAGCGACCTGTGCGATCAAGACCACGACGGACCCTGCTGGGTCTGCGGTGAGTCGTGGCCATGCAGCGCCGAGAAGATCCGACGACACGGAGAGGAAACCAAGTGACTGACGAGAACCCTTCACACGACGCGGTAGCCGAACAGTCCGTGTTGGGCGCGATGCTTATCAGCCGGGACGCGATCACGGAGATAAGCGACATCCTGGACGGCGGGGACTTCTACCGGCCCGCGCACGAAACCATCTACCGGACAATCCTGGACCTAGTTTCGGCTGGTTCTCCGGTGGATGCGATCACGGTGAACGACGCGCTGACAAGGATGGGCGAGATTGAACGTACCGGCGGGGCAGGCTACACGCACTCTCTGGCGTCTACTGTCCCGTCTGCGTCCTCTGGTGCCTACTACGCCGAGATAGTCGCTCACGCAGCCACCAGACGGCGATTGACGGCAGCGGGCAGGAAGATCCAGGACCTCGCGTCCTCCGGCGGCGACGTTGATGAGTTGGTGGAGACAGCACGCCGGGAAGTTGACCGCACCTCTAGGGCTACCGGATCCGTGGTGCAGTCGTTCGGGGAAACCATCGACGTCATGCTCGGCACCCTGGACGAAGAGATAGACCACCGGCCGACACCCTGGCATGCGGTGAACGACATCATCGGCGGGTTGCGTCCTGGTGCGCTGTATGTTGTCGCTGCTAGGCCCTCGGTCGGTAAGTCTGTCGTCGCGCTCAACCTCGCGCAGGAACTCACTAAGCACGGTTCGGTTGCGTTCTCATCCCTCGAAATGTCCAACAACGACGTTCAGATCCGGGCAGTATCCGCCGACCTCAACCTCAACGTCTCAAAGCTCATCGAACGCAACCTTGACGCCGGGGACTGGGCGAAGATCAGGGACCGCCGCGCAACCTGGGCCAACGTGCCCCTGTTCGTGGACGACCGGTCAGGGGTATCCATCACCGACATCAAACGGTTCGCCCGGTCAGTCAACCGCCGCAAACCACTCGCCGGCATCATCGTGGACTACCTGCAACTCATGACCCAGCAACCCGGAGACAAACGCCCGCGCCACGAGTTCGTAGCCGACATGTCCCGCCAACTGAAAATCATGGCAATGGACATGGGCATACCCGTCATCGCACTCAGCCAGCTCAACCGAGGATCCACCCAACGCGAAGACAAAATGCCCCAAATCAGCGACCTACGCGAATCCGGTGCCATCGAACAAGACGCCGACGTAGTCATCCTCCTACACCGCGAAATCATGGGCGACAACCGCTACGACCTCTCAATGCTGGTTGCCAAGAATCGGCACGGCGCAACAGGACTAGCCGAACTTCAATTCTGGGGGCAGTACAGCAAATGCCTCGACAAAGGCATCACGCCACAAGCCGCCCTACGAGCCGCAGCATGACCCGCAACCCAACCACCAACCACGCCGCCAACTGGGCGGCATACGTTTTTAAGGGGACCGAATGGCCGCAAATCCAAAAGCCGTGAAAGCCGCATCGTGGGCGCTTGACGTGGAAGACCGAGCCGAACGTCAAAGACTCATCAATGGGCATCGCAGCCGCCGTAAGCCCAAATACGAGGACGGATACGGCGGAGAAGACCACACCGAAGCAGACGCCTGGCTCATCGAACAATGGCAGGCGGCAACGCTGGAGGCCGGCCAATGACCCGAAGCCGTGCATCAGCGAAGAAGGCGGGTAGTAGTTTCGAGCGGTCCACGGCCGACTACCTGGCCGCCGTAGTCGATGACCGGATTGATAGGCGGGTGAAAAACGGGGCGAAAGATCGCGGGGACGTTGGAGGGGTTCGCATCCACGGAAAGCGAATTGTCCTCGAATGCAAGAACACCGCGAAGACCAGCCTCGGAACCTGGGCGAATGAAGCCGAGATTGAGCGGGGCAACGACGACGCCCTAATGGCTGCCATCGTCCACAAACGCCACGGTAAAGGCCAACCAGCCGACCAGTGGGTAACCATGACCCTTGCCGATTTTGCGGCCCTACTCACCGGCAGCCGCGACCACATCAACAACCAGGAGGAAACGCATGGGACTGACTGATAACGTTCACCGCCTGACCCGGGAACACTTGACCCGCGACAAGGACGGTAACCTACGGAGTGTGCCGGCGTTCCTTGACGAACTCAGGGGCGCCATAACACCCGGGATGAACGGTGGCGGTGGTGGCGCATCAGGTCCGCCTATCCCGATTGACCCGTCAGCCGTGGACCTGCTCACCGAGATCCACCGGGAAGCACGCCGGGACTATCACGAGATCACTGGGAGCGGTTGGCCGGGGAACGTGGACAGCCTGTTGATCCACTTCGCCGCGATGAACCTCACCCCCGAATGGGACAGCTACCTGACGCATGTGACGACTGAATGGCTGGACAGGATCACGGCCATGTTGTGGCCCGTCAAGCCACGCCGCAAGCTCGTCGGCAAGGTCTGCCCATCCTGTGGGCAAGCGGTCTACGGCGACGAACGGAAGACCAGCCTCAGCCTTGGATGCTGGGACGACGACGGCAACATGCGCGCCATCGGAACCTGGGATATCGAATGCGCCGCATGTGAAGCCTCATGGGCCGGGGAACAAGTCGCCTACCTCCTACGCGCACTCGACACGCCGAACGAGGTATTAACACAGGCCGGTTAAGTAGTGTATGGTTAGTAGTGGCTGCGGAGACGTGGCTAATCTTTCAGGTTCGGACCGTCGGATGGTTCGGGCCTTTTTTGTGCCCTGCGAGGAAGCGACCCCCCACGCGAAGTAAGCAGGGCGCATCTGTGGAGTTGGTGAAGTGGTATCACGTCGGTCTCCAAAACCGAAGTCGGAGGTTCGATTCCTCCACGCTGCGCTGGACGAACGCACGCCGGGCAACAATCGGAAACGCGGCCTAGCAAGTAGTCCCACCCTTCAACACCAGGAGGTTCGGCTGTGAGAATGTATCGGGCAATATGCAGCGTCATCGAAGCATGGGCCGAACACATCCGAACCGACACACTCGAACGAGAGTTTGAGAACGCAGACTGGGCACTCAGTAATGGCGACCTCGAAGACGATTAGCATCCTCGCCGCACGACTCCGGGTAACACTAGACCGCAGACTCGGACGCACCACACCACCACACGTCATCGCCTTAGCAAGGGGGAACGATGGACGGACAAACCTGCGACCGACACCAAAGCGCCCAAGCTAAAGCACGGGTACTATTCCCCAACCTCTGCATCCTCTACTTCTGCCAACACTGCGCCAGCAAGTTCGAGAAGCAATACAACGGTGAGTTCGTCATCGCATACGAGACAGTCACCATCCATGCCTAGAGCCAAACGTATCTGCGGCAAGCCTGGGTGCCCGACGATCACGCATGATCGCCTATGCCCTAAGCATCTACGCGAAGCGGACAAGGCAAGAGGCAGCCGTGAACAACGCGGCTATGACCACACCCATAGGTCGCTTCGCAAAGCGTTCATTCCCGAACACCAAGCAGGCACGCTGATCTGCTGGCGATGCAGGCAACTAATCCTGCCAACCGAACCATTCGACCTCGGGCACGACGACAACGACCGCACCATCTATCGCGGCGCCGAGCATCAACGCTGCAACCGTGCAACCAAGAGACGCATCAACAAATAAATAGAGGAAGCTCCCGCGACTGCGCTAACAGTCCGGGAGCGTGGCAACCACTTTAGGGAGTGGCTACATGAACAAGAGTACCTGCAAAAGGTGCGACGCGCCCATAGTCCGCGCCGCTAAAACCGGACCG